TGTTCAAGAACCAGGAACAGGTTTTACATTATCAGGGACAAATATAGTTTTTGGTTCTGCTCCAGCTTCAGGTGAAAGTTTTTTTGGTGTAATTTTAGCTGCTGCTGATTATTTAAATGCTGGTGGAACATTCCCTGATGGAACTACTGCAGTTCCTTCTATAACATTCTCTGATGACACAGATACAGGAATATTTAGAAGTGGATCAGGATTAGTTTCTATTTCAGCTAACGGAGTTAAGGTTGCTACCTTCCCAACAAGTGCAGGGAGTTCAGGCCAAGTGCTTTCCACAAATGGCAGTGGTGTACTCTCATTCGTTGATCAGTCAGGGGGTGGAGCTGTCGGAGGAGGATCTGACAAGCTGTTTATAGAGAATGGAACAACCATGACAACTAACTACACATTAGGTACTGAATTTGGAGCAACTTGCAATGCTCTAAGTGCAGGTCCAATTACAATAAACGCAGGTGTCACGCTGACTATACCTAGCGGTTCAGTTTACACGGTGGTTTAAATTATGCCTATTTCAATCAATGGTAACGGAACAATAACAGGGATATCAGTAGGAGGACTTCCTGATGGAATAGTCGATACTGATATGATTGCTAATGCTGCGGTAACAAAACCTAAATCTTCTGGTATTGGTGGTATTGAGAATGCTCAAAGATGGACTAAAGGAGCTTTTTCTGGAGATATTGATCCAATTACAGGGTTTAATAAAGATACTTCTTATAATGGTGCAAGTCTTGGGTCAGATATGACCGTATCAAGCGGAGTTTTTACTTTTCCTTCAACTGGAATATGGCATATACAAATACAAGGTTATCTTTATAAAAACTCTAATGTTCTTGCGGGAACAATAGGAATTAGAACTTCTGTAAATTCTGGAACAAACTGGACATATTACCAACCAAAAAGTTATACACACGTTACTGGTACTGGAGGAACTCAATATGCAACTTCAATAAACAGCATGCTATTTGACGTTACAGATACATCAACTCATCAAGTACGATTTAACTCAGAGGGAGCTGGTCAATGGGATAAATGTTGGGCAAACTTTACGAGGTTAGCGGACACATAATGATTTATAACAAATATTCAGCAGTAGAATCTTTAAGACCAACAAGTAAATGGAATTGGTCAGGCTATGATTATGCAGATTTAAATTGGATTAGTTCTGATACAAAACCAACTGAATCTGAAATAGATGCTGAAGTTACAAGATTAACTAATGCAGAACCTATGAGACTTTTAAGAGTTGAAAGGGATGCAAAATTAGCAGCTTGTGATTGGAGAGCATTATCTGATTTAACTATGTCAGATAGTTGGAAAACATATAGACAGGCACTGAGAGATTTGCCTGTGTCTGCATCGCCTAAACTAGACAGTAATGGAGATTTAGATTTAACATCCGTTACTTTTCCAACGGAGCCTACATAATATGAGTTCTATAAAATTAACAGCTGATTCTGGAGGAGGAACTTTTGAATTAAAGGCTCCAGCTTCTGGTTCAAATGCAAGAGTACTAACTGTCCCTGATACAGCAAGTGGCACAGTTTTAACTACAACAAACCCAAAGGCAGGAAATATTATTCAAGTTGTACACGCTAATACTGGAACACAAACAACAACCTCAGCTAACAGCTATACAAATTCTGGATTAACAGCAAGCATAACCCCTTCAAGTTCTTCAAGCAAAATTTTGGTTTCTGTTTGTCAAGCTTATAGATTGGCTATAGGTGGAGCTACGGCTGCTTCTGGTGCAATAAAGATTTTTAGAGAACAGGGAGGAACTGAAACAGCTGTAAGTAGTCCTCAAGATTATTTTTTATATGTGGAAGCTGCTGGTACTACTTCACAATATGTATATGATGTTATGACACAAATTGTTCAAGATTCTCCAAATACAACTTCTGCTGTGAGTTATAAAACTAAACAACGTATATACAATTCAATGGGCACAATAATAACTCAATACAATGGAGACTCTTATATTACATTAATGGAGATAGCAGCATGATTTATACAAAAATTGAAGCACTTTCTAGTTTAAAACCAAATAAACAATGGACTTGGAGTGGAACTGATTATTCTGGATTAACATGGTTGGAAAGTGATACAGCACCAACTGAAGCAGAAATTGATGCAGAAGTTACGAGATTGAATAATGCAGAACCAATGAGACTTCTTAGATTTGAAAGAAACAAATTACTAGCTGCATGTGATTGGACACAATCTAGAGATTTAACTTTATCAAATGATGATGCTTGGAAAACCTACCGACAAGCATTAAGAGATTTACCTGCGTCTGTATCCCCTAAACTAGATAGTAATGGAGATTTAGATATGTCATCTGTTACTTTTCCAACGGAGCCTAGTTAATCATGACAAGTAAATTAATAGTCAACAGTGTAAGACATACAGGAGCATCATCAGACGCAATCACTATGGATGCTTCAGGTAATGTTACCTTCCCAGGAAATGCTACTTGTTCTGGTACGGCTTCTGGATTCGGTGGTGGCATTACACAGGCAGATCAATGGAGAATAACCGCAAACCTCGACACAAATGATAGTTTTCTTACAGCCAATTGGGAAAGAAATGATACTACTTCTGGATATATTGGAAGTGGAATGTCAGAATCTAGTGGAGTTTTTACTTTTCCTGCAACAGGAATATACCATGTAATTGCATTTGCTAGAGGTAACGGTTTAGGCAACACTGTTTTCTACGCTGGTATTGAGATTCATACCACCCCAGATAATTCCACTTACAGCAATGTTGCTGATAGTTATGATTCTATGGGTTTTACTAATGGTTACATGGCTGTCAACGCACAAACTTTTTTTGATGTTACAAACACATCTACACATAAAGTAAAAATAAAGGTGACAGCAGCAAATTCTTTTAGGTTTAGTGGGTCAAGCACTAAAAATGAAACTGGTGTAACTTTTATTCGTTTAGGAGACACATAAAATGAGATTAGATGGTAGACCAGATCATATTGAAGATTATCTTTGTGGTGTACGACAAGGACAATGGTTTGGTTGGAGTGATTCAAAAAACAAAATTTATTCAAATTTAATAGTTCATGATGGTGGTTCTAAACCTAGTGAAGCTGAGTGCACTAATGGTTTAAAAGCATTACAAGATGCTTGGGATTTAGAAAATGATTCATATAAATCTAAAAGAAGGGCAGCCTATCCTAGTCAAGAAGAACAATGGGATATGCAGTATTGGGATCTAGTAAATGGAACAACGACATGGAAAGATGCTATTGCTAAAGTAAAATCAGATTATCCAAAACCTAGCTAGGTATCTAGACTGGTTAGTTTATAAAAATAACAGTAGAATAAAAATATAAGATTTTTTTAAAAAAATGCAAAAAATTTTTAATGCAATAGCTGTTGCTTCAGGTGTAGTTTCTTTGACTGTTGTA